AGGAAAAATTAAATATGGCACTTTCTACGGGTGAATATATTTATAGCCTTAAAACAGATGGCAATCTGATTCGTGCTGTTATCACTCCTGACCGTTTTGCTCTTCAAACTCGCGGTAGAGGAAGAAATACCGGTGTATTTGGTGAAATTCAAGATAAAGTTTTTTGGGCAGACGCTATTGCAAATGCTTTTGAAGATACAACCGTTTTAATCGGTGAAGCGTATATTGAGGGTAAAGTAGACCGAGATGTAGGAGCCGTGCTTCGCTCATTAACCGATAAGGCAATTGCCCGACAGAAGGGTAATAATGTTGTAAAGTTCCGCATCTTTGATTGCCTTTACTATAATGGTGAAAATCTTCTTTCTACTCCCATTATTGAGCGCATTAAGTATCTCCCGCAGGCAGTCGAAGCAATTGGACACGAACTTGTTAGTTATGTAAAGTATTATGAAGCCAAGCCTGAAACTTTCTGGGATAAACTTTCTACTATCTTTGAAAAAGGCGGCGAAGGCGTAGTTCTTTATAAAAAAAGTATGTTGCCTTGCGAAAACCGCACTCCTGCCTGGCAGACTATTAAGGTAAAGCAAGTTTTGAAGGAACATATTGATTGTTTTATTTATGGTGTAGAACCTGCGGAAAAGAACTACACTGGCAAAGAACTTCCCACGTGGCAATACTGGATGGATGATAAGACAGGAGAAAAGTTCCTTGGCTCCTATTATCTTAAGTATTGTGATGGCGGTATGATTATTCCTATTTCTAAGGGATATTATTATAATTGGCCTGGTGCAATTAAGTGCGCAGTTTATGATGAAAATCACAATCCTGTTGTTCTTTGTAAATGCTCTGGCCTTACTGAAGAAATGAAGGCGGCCTTGCGGGATAACTATGATGAATGGCATATGTGCCCTGTAAAGATTGACGGCATGATGATTTCAAAAGATTCAAAAACTGGCTCAATTAGCGTGCGACATCCGAAGTTGATTTCTATTAGAGATAATGACATTGATATTAATGATTGTCTATTGTCTAAGGTGGTAAAGTAACTATGAAATATATAAAGAAACCTATCCCTGTTGAAGCATTTTGTCCTGCGGAAGAGGCTTGGCCCGAATGGTTTACGAATAATCATATTCGTGTTATATTAGAAGAAAATATGATAATTGAGATTGATACATTAGAAGGCACAATGAAATGCTCTGGTGACGACTATATTATCCAAGGCGTAGATGGCGAACTTTACCCCTGTCGCCGCGATATTTTCTTAAAGACTTATGAAAAATTTGAAGAGGACAATTAAAATTTGTCTTTTTTAAAAATTTAATATATAATAAGGAGAACATATGGATTTTATATTTAACTCTCGTTAGAAAAAAGTAGAAATTTTTTATGAGAACGAAATAGAACAAAAAGCATTGTTTGAATTTCTTGGTAAGCATATAAAGTTTAAAACTGGCGGCATTCCCGACAGCATATATATAAATAGTCCTGAAATTAGTTGGACTACTGTAAATACTTAGCCGCCTTATACTATAAGCACAGCAGATTAAGCCATTACTTTAAATAATGGTAATGTCTCTACTATTGACACCGCTTCAATAGAAAAAGCAGTTTCTAATTCAATTAATTCCAATTTTCGCGAAGCAAAAATTTCTTTAGAATTAGATAACTCCTCTGATGAAGGTGGATATATTACTTGTTCCCCACAAAACTAAATAATAGGTCTCCGCATTATTGACCTTTATAAAAATGCCGTGTGCCGTTACGTTAAGACAGGGAGGCAGACCCGCCGCAAGAATCTGCTCGCTCATTGACAATCGTCAGGGCGTCAATCCGTAGAACTCTACTACGGGTCAGGAGTAATCCAGTTAAGTGAGGGATGGTAGCGTAGTTATCGTAGGGCCGCTGATAACCCAGAAGAGCAATCTTCTGGAAGGTAAAATTTTTTTACCTTTGCCGTAGGGATTTATTATTTTATAAAAATTATCTTAATATAAACTCGTTGTCGTTCCGCTTCGCGGAACTCCGCACTTCGTTCTTGTGAAGATTGCTTCGTCTCGCACTGCGTGCTCAACGAACCAACTTCTACAAGAGAGTAAAAGATGAACGAAAAAATGTATATAATTATAAAGGGTTTAAGGATAAATTTGTCCGTAATCAAATTATTATCGAGAAAACTTTTATCACAAAATAAATATACTTATTTACTTATAAAAGAGAGAAATCTCTCAAATTATTTTGGAGGATATTCTATATATGAATGATGGTTTTTTAACATTAGTTGAGGAGCAATCCACGTTAGACCCAGTAATGTATCAATATTTTAATCATTATAAAAATCATCGAACTATTATTTTTAATCGCGCAGTAGATGATAGTATTGTAGAGACTGTTATTTTACCGCTATTAGAGTTTGAAAATGATAGTAATATCGAGCCCGTCAAACTTATTCTATCTACACCTGGCGGCTCCGTAAGTGATGGGTTAATTTTATGTAATGTTATTGATAATTACAAAAAACCTTTAGAAATTTATGTGTATGGATATGCTTGTTCTATGGGCACAATTATTTTATGCGCAGGAAATAAGAACCCAAATGTTAAGAAGTATTGCTATCCCTTTTCTTTCGGTCTTTTCCACGCTGGTTATTCGGCCGTAGAAGGTGAAAGTCTAAGTGTTGAGGACCAAATCGCTTTTAATAAGAAAACCGATAACACTATTCGTGATTATGTCGTAGAAAATACTAAAATTACCGCAGAAGAATATAAAGCAAATGAACGTCGTCAATGGTATCTGAGTGCCCAAGAAATGAAAGAAAAGGGACTTGTTGATATTATTATTGGCGGAGATGAATAATTATTATGCTTAAAGAAACAATTCGTTTCTACGACACAAGCGCTCTTCTTGGCGGCGCAACCATTGATGAAAATGCGTATATTAGTTCTATTGTATTAGATGAGATAGAACATATTAAAACAAGTGCGGTAAAAGATGAGGAAATAAAGTTCGCGGCGAGGGCATTAGTTCGTAAATTAATGAAAGCCAATAATTTTAAACACGAAATCTTTTCGCAAGAAGCACTTGAAAAAGTTATGAAGAAGTATCGTTTCTTGGAACGTAAAAATGATAGCCTTCTAATTTGTGAGGCTATTCTATTAACAAAAAAATATCACGTTATTTTTATTACTCAGGATGCTTGCCAATATCTTATTATTAAAGACCGTTTTCCAGAAATAGTGCCAGAGTATTTTGAAGAAGAAAAACATAAAGAAAATTTATGGAAAGGCTTTATTACTATCACTCCAAGCGAACAAGAATTAAATAAAATCTACTCCAATCCAAATGATAATATCTTAAATTTAGTCAATAATGAATATGCTATTATTCAAAATGGTAATGAAATTGCTGATATTATTAAATGGACGGAGGATGGTTATAGAAGTCTAAACTATAAACCAATTCAATCTGAATACTTTGGTAAAATTAATCCACGAAATATCCAACAAAAGATGTTTTTTGATTTACTCCAAGATAGGAACATTCCTATAAAACTATGTCGCGGGCCTTATGGTAGCGGGAAGACTTATTTAGCCTTGGCACAGGCGATGCACCTTATTAAATTTCATAAGTTTGATAAGTTAGTCTTTATTAGAAATAATATTGAAGTCGCGGGCTCAAAGCAATTAGGCGCGCTACCGGGCGACCAAATTGAAAAATTACTACCTTATTTGATGCCTTTAGCAGATCATTTAGGAGATATAAGTATTTTAGAACAGTATATCACCGAAGGTATCATTGAACCGATACACGTTGGTTTCCTGCGCGGCCGCAGTTTTAATAATAGCATTATATTTGTCGATGAAGGCGAAAACCTAACAGATAATATTATGAAACTTATTATTGGACGAGTCGGTGAAGGTAGCGAATTATGGATATTAGGAGATGAAGCGCAAGCGGACCTAAATATCTTTAAGAAAAATGGCGGCATCGCGGCTTTAGTGAATAGTCTAAAAGGGCACGGAATGTTTGGTACAGTTGAATTACAAAAGACGGAGCGTTCTGCTGTAGCTCAATTATGCGATTTAATTAAATAATAATTAGGGGTAGATTTTCTACCCCTAATTTTTTGACTTCTTTTAAATTTTATTTTATAATATTTATATAAAAGGAGTGAAGTCAAATGCCGAAAACTGTTTATGTATGTGAATATTGTCATACCGCTTATCCCAATCGTATGGATGCTCGTTGGTGCGAAATTCTCCACGAGCATAAGACAGGTCTTGGTTTATATAATGAGCGAGTCATGGCAGAGATAAAGCGTCTTAATCAAAATCCTTGCGATTATTGCCGACGCGCATATTATGTATATGGCTCTGAATGGAATTGTGATTGTCAAAAGAATTGTCATAATTTCTCTTTATTCATTGCCAAGGAGAATGAAAATGGTGACTCATTAGTTAATTGACAAAAATGTATTCTCGCATATGGTAAACGAATTACCGCAAGTAGAATTTAATGGATAGATACTAATTCCTTTAAAACGAATTAATCAAATATTGTCTTTCCTACCAATAGAAGTTCGTGGGAGAACTACTATGTAGAAAAATAGTTATAATACAATTCGATGCACCTATTGTGGAGAATTTTTACCTAATAGCGAAATGGAAGTAGCACATTTTAAATACTGCCCGTATTGCGGATTAGATATTGAAGAATTAAAATTTGACAATTATTAAAAATCGTATTATAATATAATGTAAAGAAAAGTGAGAAAAGGAGTTTAAGTATATGAATTATACCGCTAATGACCTTCAAACACTTTCCGCAGGACGAGCATACCGAGAGAAGATTGGTATGTATTTGTCTGCTGATAGACAGGAAGCAATTGACCTTGGTTTAAGAGAATTGATTTATAACGCTCAAGACGAATTCGAAGCAACTCATCAAAAGAATGCTTTTGTAAAGGTTTCTATTGATACTGACGCGCAGGAAATTCAAGTTGAAGATAATATGCGTGGTATTCCAGTTGCTATTCGTGATGACGGTATTAATTCCTTAACTGCGGCTTTCCTTATTCCCCACAGCGGAGCCAAGCATAAAGAAGGCGTATATCAAGCCGCGGTAGGTGTTAATGGTCAGGGCAATAAGATTGTGTGTCATACTTCAAAGTGGTTAAGAGTCCAAGTTTGCCGCGATGGTAAAATTTATCAGCAGTCTTTTCACGAGACTGACGAAGGTGCTGTCCCAGATGGAGATATTCAAGTAATTGGTAAAACCGCGGCAACAGGCACCAAAATTACTTATGTTCCCAGTGAGAAAGTATACCAAGGTGCGAAGATTGATATTGAAAATCTAATTGACAGTCTTACAATGCTTTCATACTTTACCAAAGGTTTAAAGATTATTCTTAATGTCGATGGCGATACAATGGAGTTCTATTCCGCGAATGGACTTGCGGATGGGCTTAAAGCAGAAGAGCGTATTCATAAGAATATTATTCATTTTGTAAAAGACTATGAAGATTGCTCCGTTGAACTCGCTCTTCAATGGAATAAAAAGAAAGGTGAAATTAAGCCTTATGCCAACAATCTTTATGTAAAAGATGGTGGTGCATTCATCAGCGGTTTTAAGAGTTCTCTGACTAAAACCTTTAATACTATTTGCGGCGGTTCTTTTACTGGCGAACAAATTCGTAAAGGACTGGACGGTTTCGTAAGCGTTAAAGTTCATAACGTTCAATTTACAAACCAGCAAAAAAGTTCTCTTGCTAATCCTGAAGCAAGGACCGCTACTTCCGCCGCGATTACAGAAGCCTTAAAGATTTTTGCCGCGAATAATCACGATGATTTCTATAAAATTGTGGCTATCCTTTCTAAAGAGCAGAAAGCAGACGAAGCCGCAGAACGAGCCCGCAATGCTATTCTAAATCAAGAAAAAAAAGAAGCCGCCTCTAAAAAGCGTAAAGTCCAAATGCCCGATAAGTTTAAGGACTGTGAAAGGCACGGCGAAGATAGTATCCTTATTATCTGCGAAGGTAATTCCGCTCTTGCTGGTCTAATGCCTGCTCGTGATGTTAATACCGAAGCTCTATATGCGGTTCGTGGTAAGGTGAAAAATCTTCTAAAACATCCGCTTGAAGAGTGCCTTGAAAATCAGGAAATTAGCGATATCATCTGTGCTCTTGGTTGCGGCATTCAGGAAAAGTATAATCCTAAGAAACTTAATTATGGTAAGGTCGCAATCGCAACTGATGGTGATGCGGACGGTTTTAACATTATGTGTCTAATTGCTACGATGTTTTCTGTCCTTATGCCGGAATTTTTAACCGAAGGTCGTCTTTGTTGGTTGCGCGCTCCATTATTTAAACTTGAAAATGGTAGCCAAAAAGTATTTGCTTATACCGAAGAAGAGCTTAATGACATTCGTAAAGATAAAAGCTCTTGGAATCAAGTGCGTTTTAAAGGGTTGGGCGAGCTCTCCGCCGATGATATGGAACGATCTATGCTTCATAAGGAAAATCGTCGTCTTGAGGTTTTAACAGTAGATGACTTTGATTCTGCTATGGAGAGCCTTAACATTCTAATGGGTGCTGGACGGGTTAAGGAACGTAGAGATTTTTTGTTTGAGAATGTAGATTTCGGAGCATTGTATGAGTAATAAATATAAGTTTGAAACATTGGAAGAACTGCAATTAGCATTTCCAATCCATTCTGTTTTTTCAGAACAAAAAGTAATTAACGAAATTACTTGTTATAATGTTTATGATTTTGATACAGAATTAATTAATATGTTAAAAGAAGAATCTATCAGTTTAAAAAAGATTGATGATGGAACTTATTTACGTATTACCGCTAAAATGAATACAATTTCTGTTGATGGTTATATATACGATGGAACATATTGGTATCCAGCACAAAGAACTCTTGATACATATAAACGACTTAATGAATATGATATTTTTCGAGATAAAGAAATTATTCGTGAAGGAAAAGAGTGCCATTATCGTCCTGGTATAAATATGAAAATTATTTATCCATCAGAATAAATTACTTTGGATAATGCCAAATATAAGAGACAATATCTTTAAGGAGGCTTTTCATTTTGGCTAATTATTGGTATATAGATATTAATAGTAATAATTTAACCGCAGAAGTAGCCAGCGAAATTTTAAAATATACTGGTGAAAATCATTTTATTCGTAGTTTTAGTTATCAGCACGGTGATTGTGTAAATAGAAAAGTTGGCGGAAAACTTTATATGAATACTCGCGGCCTGCCCAATATCATCGATATTCTTAAAAAATATGATATTGCAGAGAGTGAAATAAAGTGTGAAGATGAGTTTGAGAGCGCTTGGACTGCGATTTTCGAACAGTATTTCGCCGACTTGCCCGTTACCAGGGAGTATCATTCTATTCTCGAAAAGAATATAAATGAAAAGATAATTGAGTTAGATTGGGATGGAAAAAATTGGGACAAACTTGAAGATTACTTTAAAACTTGTTGGGGAAGTAGAAGTTTTCAATTCGAGCCTGAAAATTGGACGATTATTGGAATTAAAGAAGAATAATATTGTTATTATAACAATGGAGGATTCTATGAAACAAGGCGAAAGATATGGCGCTTTGACTCTAAGATACAAGGAAGGTAATTATTGGGTTTGTTCTTGTGATTGTGGAAATTAGAACGTAATAGCCGAAGCAAAAAATTTATTAAATCATTGTTATCCTTGCTGTGGCAAATGTAGGCGTTTAGGCACTTGGGCAATAAAAGAGGCAGGATTGCGTAAATAGAAAGCATTAAATATTGAGCATCAAGAAGTCGTGAAGAAAAATAAAAAACATTATTATTCTGAGACTTCCCGGGGCTATATTAAGAGTTCTAAGAAAGAAACTATAATTTATAAAAAATTAACTCAACTAGGAAAAATATTTGAAACTGAAAAAGAGTTTGGTGTTTGCTACCCAGGAAGTTATACTCCTTTTAGATTTGATTTCTGTGTCGCTTCTTCTGAAAGTCCAGTTGGATTTTATTTAATTGAATATGACGGATAGCAACATCAAAAACCAATTAAAATATTTGGTGGAGAAGCGCAATTTAAAAAGCAGCAATGGCGAGATCAGTATAAAAACCAATGGTGTAAAAATAATAACATTCCTTTAATTCGAATTACGGGGAACGTTATTTCCGATGCTGATTTAGAACTTAAAACTACAGAATTCCGTGCGGTTTAAAATTGACAAAATTTAAATTTTATCATATAATAAATAAAGAAAGAAAGGAGTAAAGCAACCTATGAATTATAATGTAGATTTTCAAAAAACTATTGAAGATGCTTTCCTTATTTATGGCGGAAGCGTCGCACAAGAGCGTTCTGTCCCTGATGTGCGTGATGGCTTAAAAATTGGTTTGCGGCAGGGACTTTATTCTCAGTATCATAGCAAGCTTACTCATTCCCATAAATTCCAAAAGGCTCAGAAGTCTGTCGCAGCAGCAATGAGTCTTTGTTATGTTCATGGCGACGCTGCTATGTATGATACCTTCATTCGCGCGGCAAAGCCTTGGGCATATCGGTATCCTCTTGAAGAAGCTCAAGGTGCCGTTGGCAGCCAAGCTTCTCCCGATGACCATTCTGCCGCTCGATATGTTGAAATGCGTAGCAGCGAACTGGCAGATTATTTATTCGCAGGTTTGAAGAAGAATGCAGTCAAGGATTGGTATAATAACTATGACGATACCGAAAAAATCCCCAGTGTTCTCTGCCCTGTTGGTTTTTGGCCGCTGATTAATGGCTGTCAGGGTATTGCTGTTAGTTTTTCTACAAGTTCTCCGCAGTATAATCTTCGAGAAGTAAATGCGGCTCTTGAAAAACTTATCCTCAATCCTGACGCCGATTTTAATAGCATTTATTGTGCTCCCGATTTTGCTACTGGTGGCATTGTGGTAAATGCACAAGAAACCAAAGAAAGCATTAAAAATGGTAGCGGTAAGGCTTGCCGCATTAGAGCAAAGCTTGAATATATGGGCAAGGAAAATTGTATTAAGGCAACGGAACTTCCTTACGGTGTTTATACCAATACCGTTATTGCCCAGCTTGCCGCTCTTACTGAGGAAGATGAAAATTATGGTATTGCGAAAGTAATCGACCATACAAAGAAAACCGCAGATATTCGTATTTATCTAAATAAGGATGCTAATCCCGCAGTTATGATGCGGAAGCTTTACGCAGATACTTCTCTTGAAAGTTCTTTTGCGATTAATCAAATCTTTCTTGACCAAGGCCGCTTTCCGCGTGTATTCGGTTGGCGAGATGCTTGCCTTGCTTATATCGCTCATATGAATGAATGTAAGCGACGCGAACTGAAATTCGATATGGATGCTCTTATTCATCGCAATCATATCCTTGATGGCCTCAAAATTGCCCTCGCCAATATCGATGATGTTGTAGCCCTTATTCGCAACAGTGAAAACGCGGCAAAGGCTAAGATTGGTCTAATGGAACGTTATGGTTTGGATGACGAGCAGGCCAAGGCAATTCTGGATATGAAGCTTCAGCGACTTGCTAATCTTGAGGCGATTAAGGTTAATACAGAGTTTGAAGAAAACGCCGCGAAAATCGACTATCTTGGCAACATTCTCGGCAGTCAGGATGAAGTTAATAAACTTCTAATTGCGGCCTTGCGAGAAGTTGCGGAAAAGTTTGGCGATGCCCGCCGCACTCAGTTGATGAATCTGTCTGAACAGGTAGAAGAAATTAAGGAAGAAGAAGTAATTCTTAGTGTAAGTGGCAATACTATTAAGGTTGTTAAGCGTGGCGTAAAAGATATTATTAAAACCACCAATCTTAGCACTATTGTTTTCGTCACTGATGAAGCAAAGATGTATAAGGTTCCTGTTGCTAATATTATCGAAGCAGGTAGCGCGAAAATTTCTACTCTTATCAAGGACAGTGCCACTATTGTATTTGTTGGCGATTTAGCACAAATCCAATTAAATAAATATTGGATGTTTGCTACAAAAGATGGTATGATTAAAAAGAGCGCCGTCGGAGAATATAATTATAACGGTCGCCAAGGCAATAAAATGATGAAGTTGCGGGAAAAAGATTCTATCATTTCTTGTGGAGTTTTCACTTCAGATTTGGAGAGTTTCAACTTTTTTGGCGGTGGTTCTGTTTTAGTGGGCAATGTAAAAGTCACCACTAAAACCGCAATGGGTAATAAAATGAT